TGTCTTACAAGATCTGTGCTGACATATTCTGTCTTACTATGCTTGCACAATATTTTTTAATAACTCCCATGCTTTTACTCCTTTGTAACATAATAAAAGCACCCATCTCTGGATGCTAAGAATTTAGGACTACTGCTGAAAGAATTAATAACGCCAACAAAAACCAAAATAACCAAATACACAATCAAAATTTATAAGAAAAGGAGGAACCTTGCAGTATCCCACAATCCGGACAACGGGAATCGAACCCGTGACACACAGCTTATAAGGCTTCTGCTCTAACCGACTGAGCTATGTCCGATCAACATTTATACAAAAAACACCCTGCATTTTCATGCAAGACGCCCTTTTGTAATTTGTGTGTGGTTTTACTGGTTGTCTTTAGGAGGAAAACTAAAAACACCTTAGCCGTCCAGCTTGTTCCTTTCGGCTTTATACCATATTAGCATTTTAAAACCGTCGTTTCCGTCGTTTTCTCAAATTTTTCTAAATATCTGTTATGTTTGCATCGGCAACTGTCCTCTGTATATGCTTTCCTTTTCTTTGGGAATACTTCATTCATCCTATGTGAGACCTGTACCCAACTTAGATCATCAATATAATAAAATCTGAGAATCATCCGGATTTCGCTTTTTTTAATTTGTCCTATATATTCCTCTACCTGTATCTGTTTCTCCAGAAGATCCGTCTCCAACATCTGCAGCTTTGCAATGCGCTTTTCAAGTAAAAACTCACGTTTTTCATATTCTCTTTGTGGGAAGCCTGTTATTTTCACTGTTCGCAATGGTTTGTTGCCTTTCTTTCCACATGCAACAGAATCTTGCACAGTAATCTTGTTCAGTTGCTCTATTTTCTTTTTATCCTCTGCAATCCTACGTCTCAGATCTTTTATCTCTTCTTTCATGTCTGCATACTCAATCAGTATCTTCTTGTCCACTGGCAACACTCCCTTTCGTATCTACTCCCCATTTTCTTAAGCAGTCTTCCACAGAGTACGCACCTCTTTACATCCACTTCTTGGCATTCTCTGTTGGTTCATGTTCAGCCAGATCAGCAAAATGATCTTCTCGATCCCGTTTCATTTCCTTTGCGCTGCGTCTGTGCTTTAAGGTTCCTCTCATGCCGTCACCTCGATCTCTTCTCCTGTCAGCTCTTCAAGCTTCTGTCGCATTTCCTCGATGGTCATTTTCTTTGTTTCGGTGCGTTCCCAAATGAGTTCAAGGTTGCTTTTAATAAACACATCTTCTATGCATCCGAGTGATTCCGGAGTAATCCTATAGACTTTAACGATGTCTCCTCCTGTATACCCTTCCCATTTCAAGTCATCAGTGTAACCGTCTATATGATTGCATCTGCCTTTTCTTACTGCCTTCCCAGCCAATACAAGATACATGTTGCCATCTCTTTGTTCAACTACCATCCCGTCTTCCAGATCCGCCTTTGTAAATTCTTTCTGCATGTAATCACTCCATTCTAAGATTTCGTATCCTTCGCTATTGTAGTACCGATACGATGAGAGCATTCCGGATCCTGTATAGCATGTTTCTCCTTTGCACTTTTCATAATTCGTCTTTTCCATATAACTTTTGCCTGTGCACCATTTCATTCCATGTCCGTGCATCTGCCTGCAGAAATCTTTTGCTTCTTCCTCAGTCTTACAATGCATCACAATCTTATTGTCTTTATTTTTAAATTCATCCCAGTTAAATTTTTTCATCATCCTACCTCACTATCTTTCGCACAATCCAATCTAAAAAAATCACAAATAACAGTATCGGAAACCCTCCAGCCAGAAGATAATCTGCTCCTTCTAGCTCTACTTCCTCTTCGATTCCTGTCTTTAAAGTAATCACTGTTCCAAGCCCCAGGATATAGTACAGGGCTAGGAATGCGATTGTGATTATGATGTCCATGTTATTTCTCCTTGTATGGTTCTATCTGTTCTTTCGGCATCCACGCTGTCACGACATCGTACACTATTTCCTTATCTGTCCCAAATTCTTTGTCGCAAGCGTAGACCGAACCTCCATCATCACAAAATTTCCACATACCCACTCTATCTATGTATCCGTCGTACACATTGCGCTCTTCCGGATGGTATGTCTTTTCTTCTTCTGGGACCCAGTATGAATAATAGTCTCCAATCCATTCAGATGAGTGTACAGTAACTTTTACCATTTTTCCGACTTCCGGCAATTTCTCGCTTACCGGAATCCAACCGTCATTTTTCTTCCCATCTTCATATCCTTGCATATAAAATTTTCTTCGGCTGCATTCTCTGCACTTCGGAACATCGCCCATATGAGAACGGATAATGTCTTTTGCCCAACCAACACTTACATAATCATCACACATTCCGAATGATTCAAACTCTATCGCATGATCTTCAATCTCTTCCAAGATCTTCTCTAGTACGTTCATTCCACATTCTCCTTACCCACATATTTCTCCACAATATCTACTGCACAGGTCAAGCCATAAAGATAGCTTTCCAGCTCTTCTGCTGTTTTGCTCGCTCCATGTCTTTTCTTTTCTTCCTTCAGTGTTTCGTAGGCGTCATTTTTCATGGATTCGATTTCTTCCACGATCTTCTCTAATGCGTTCATCACTCCACCTCCAACATCTCTTGATTGTCAAAAATATTGCCAATGACTTCATTTGTGTTCGCTTCGAAAAATAAAGATCTATCTCCATTTATGCAGTATGTTCCATTTAAAAATTCAACGCGATTCAGTTTGTGTCCTAAAAGGTCATTCTCCCAAATCTTCTTACCATTCTTGTCGGTAAGTCCGGTGTACTGGCAGAGGGTGTTTATATCAATCTCATAAAAATCAATGCCAACTACATTCCATTTGTCGCATGCTGTACCTTCATACGGTTTAACGATTATCCCGCCAATAAAATAATGTTTCGGTTCTGGCATTCCATCATCAAATAAATATCCTTCAACCCACCATTCCTCTTTCGGAAGTTCTTTCCAGCTTTTTCTCTTTGCTTTAAAAAGGTCTCTATTCATCTTCTTTTCCTCCGTTCTGTCGCATCTGCTCAATGTAAATATCTGTAGCACACCTTACAATTTCCTGTTTCATCCCATCGTAATCAGTGCCTTTGTAAAAATTCTTGTCGCACGATCTTTTAATCATATACAGGATATCTTCAAATGCTCGCTCTTCCACTTTCCCTCTCCACTTCATTGTCGTATTTCATACACTTTCCATCCTTGTACGCTACACATTTCTCTTTAATACACGGATGTAACACTGGTCTAACAAAATCTCCATTCCCAATAAGCATTGCTTTTACCTCTTCTTTTCCTGTTAAATCTGGACAAAATAAAATCATTGCTCCTCCTCATATTCCGGACACTCCACACAATACTCATATCTGTCCTTATCTACACACTGCATATTGCAAATATCATTTTCTGGGCATTCTATGCAACAATGTTCGTATTTGCATACACATGTGTTTGGTGCTTTGCATTTTCCTATCATGATTATTCCTTTCTCCTTCCAATTACCTTATCTTTCTAAAATCACTTGTTGGTGCGTGGAATAACCGCCCGTCATTGCATTTAATCATTGTCTGCTGTCCGCATGCTGTCGGACGATACTGTTTAACCACTATTCCGCATGGATTGCCTGGATATTCAACGCACATCACTATGTCTCCGACTCTAATTTCTTCCATGCTACTCTCTGTTTTCGCCATTATTCATTCCTCCGTTAAAACAAACTCAATTGTTCTAAGTCATATTCTGTCTTTTTCTTTGCAAACTTCACGCCCTGCCGGCGCATCCTGTTAACTCTATCTTCCCGCTTTAGGCTCGCCATGTAGTTGTTATCAACTTCCGGTGGCGTTGGCAGGTAATATCCCTCTGGGAGTGGCATATTATTCGCTTCGCATATCTCCCGTATATCATGCTTGTAGCTTATAATATGGTTTCTTGTAATATTCATGTTGCATCCATCTGGCCAGAACGGATCGTTGCATCCATATTTTTGTATGTATTTCCAACTCGCTATCTCTCTGACTATGTTATTCACACATTTACTAATGATTTGTTCTGGTGTCTCTTTCATTTTTTCTCAGAAGCCCGGTATACCCTTGCCCCGGCCGGAGGCTGGCTCCTTTCTATTTTTCGCTTATTTTCTTCTTTTCCTCTCCGTGTTTTCCTCATCCATTAATCTTTTTTCCCTATCGCTTCGCCAACTCCCGAACCAGTTCATCATTCCCTTTTTTCGTAAGGCCTTCATTACATGTGCAATCCGGATATACACATCGGAAACAATCCGGATATTTACAGAGCGGCTTTGAAATTTTCGTTCGATTCATTTCCAGTTTTCTCTTGGTCTCCAGCAGATCCGGTACCTGGACCTGTCTTCTGCTGCCCGCTTCCGCAAACCAGATCAATCCCGATCTCTCCAGATATGCCCGAAAACAAATCTCATTTTTCTCAATCTGGAACATAACTTTCATGTACACCCACACCTCATGCACATCCATCCCATCAAATAAAAGTTCCTGTATCCTGGATGCGTATTTCTCGTAACCTTCCACTACTCAATCACTTCCATTTCTCTTATTGAGACTTCATAAGCTGTTCTCTCGCTGTCGCCTTTTACATAAATCCTACTCTGTATCATTCCCATGGTTCTCACTTTTGTTCCGACTGGAAGCTCTGCTGCCAGCCTTGCGTTCGAATACCAGCAAATTGCCGGGAGATAATCACTTTTTCTGTGTTTCCATAATTTTTCCTGTGATCTTTACTGTGTTGTTTTCCATCTTTTTTCTCCTATACCATGTACTCTGCCGATATTCGACAGGCTCTCTCCCAAATAACCGGATCCAGACCTTCTTCCTTCACCTTCAGATCATTTATTGTCATATTTTTATCATCGATATAATAATGCGCAAATACTTTTCTTGTGTTATTTCCATATTTCTCGATATTCTCTTTCGTGTTTTCATTGATATAATCAAATCTCAGACCAAATTTTTCGCAAAATTCGACTGCTTCTTCCAGCAATTTTTTCTCTCTGCACGTCCACAGAATAATAATATCCCCTTCCTTTTGTTTCTCCTTTAAAAATTCAAACAAATAGAAATTCGGTGTTCCTATTTTAGGAAATCTTGTTCCTCTGCAAAGCGTTCCGTCAAAATCTACTGCATATACTTTCTTATATTTTTCTGCCATATTACTCCATTTCCAGCCCGCTCAGCGCTTTCAAGATTCTTCCATCCATGTTATCTTCATTTGCCGGTGTTTTTACAGTCAATAACATTCCAGTCTCATTTACCCACAGGACGAAATATCCCATTCCCATAGGTCCTGTCGGAAAGTCTTCATACTCACCTGTTTCGGATAGGCTTACCAATTCCAGAATTTGATCTGGTATGTAACTCATCTCTTTTGTCTCTACATTCTGTAACACTGCCATTCCCCTGTATTTGATTTCTGTATCCTCATACCGGTCTCTGGCTGATAACCATTTCTTGTATTCCCACTCATCCCTTACTTTTAATTCATACTGCTTTTTTCCCTTTTCATAGGCTCTATATACTTCGCCTTCTTCCGGAAGATCCCCTACAAGTTCAATGACTGCTGCCTTATTCTTGCTTGTAAAGTCCTTCTCATATACAAATAATATCCAATAGGCTCCCTGTATGAAGTACATTTCCTCTTTCTTTCCTACAGTGAGTCCTGCACCTTTCCATGCATCCTTCAATATTCTCTTAAATATGCTCGTCTTAATAAACATGATGCTCCTTTCCTCTCCCAGAGTTATCTGGGAGATAATGTGATGGCTTACGACAGGTTTTGTGACGTACCTGCTGTTGTATCTTCACGGCACTTGGCCGGAGATGCTATAAAAATTGGAATCCTGGATGTCCTTCTTTCTGCTTTTCATTTTGCGGTTCTTTCATCAACTCCTGCTGATCCAGATAATTCTTCTTGCTGATCTTCATCCAGTCTTTCCTTGTGTGTGACTTCTCATATTCCCTCTGTGCGATCTCGCAAAGCAGTTCTCTTGTCTTTCTGCAGTTATGCACAGCTTCTTTCCCGCTTTTATGGTGCGGTTCACACAAATACACTTTCAATCCTTCCGCTTCTGACATTGTCCTCATTCCTGATCCAAACAGGATATGATGTTCCTCGGTATACTGCTGCCGATAATCACCATACAGATTGGCGCAGAGATAACACACACCTTTTTCTGTGTTCAAAATACTTTTCGGATGGCTGATTCTTTTTTTCTTCTTTCTGGCCTTTGGAAATTTCATATCACTATAATCAATGCTCATAAGGTAATCACTTTCTT